TGGCGCTTCAACACACTCGAGCGGGAACAGTTTACTATTATCCTTGGGGTGTGATTGCCCTACCAACACCTGATGGATATCTAATTACGAGGATGGACTAATGTTATACTATGAGTTTGATGAAGTGCGCGTTGAATACAACGGCAGTCGTACTTGCAATGTTCAAATCCAACTAGCCAATGGCAAGTGGACTGATGTTCATTGCACTGAAAACCACAACATGAACCCAAAAGACATGAACGAAGTAATGGCATTCATGCTTAATGCTTATGCTGATTACATCGAGGAGGATAACAAATGATGACACGCAAACACTTTGAAATTCTAGCAGACAATGTTGGCATGATAGCTGGAAGCATAACTCAATTAGATCTCTTTGCTGATGAACTTGCAAAGTATAATCCACGATTCAATCGAGATAAGTTTCTTGATCGAGCGTACAAAGCTTGGGAGAAAACACATGGCATACCTGAATTTAACGACGAGATTCCATACTGAATCCTGCATTCCTTGCAATAGCAGGGGTGCAATCGGACATGGAACGGACTGGCTTACCTGTGAGACATGCGATGGCGTAGGTAAAATCGAACACATAACTGTGGAGAGAACCAATGAAAAACATTTCGGAACACACTGGCACATTGAACCTAATTAGGCGCATGAAAAATTCTCGAGACGGTAATCCGCAATTCATGCTTTGGGTCGATGAAGGTAAAGGCACGGGGTGGACATTTAGGACACCTGCGAACTCAATGATTGCTTACAATATCGAAAGCTATTTGGGTAAAACTGTGACTGTAACTATCGGCACACATTATGGATGCGCAACACTAAACGGAATATCTAAAGGGAAAAACAAATGAGAGTAATCAGGACAAGAACGGAAGTGCAATGCCATGTCTGCTCTGGTGATGGGTGGATCGAGTACGATGTACCACAACCAAGAGGGCATGGCGAAGGCTATATCGAAACCAGAACAGAAGTGTGCGACTACTGTAATGGTGATGGCACAATAGAAATTGATGACGCAGACCTTGACGAAATAGATTTCTAGCTGCATATTCGCAGCATGAAAGCATATCTCGACACACTAAAACAAAACTCAAGTGAACTTGGCATCGATCTGCTTGAAGCATTCAAGACAGCTATGGTGCCAACATCAACATACTATAGAACAATCAACGGACAGACAGAGTTACGCTATGAAACAGCCCTAAAGGTAAGCAATGCAATCGACAGGATTCACGAGATACAACAAGCCCGTGAGCATTCCGAAAGACTACGAAAAGTTGGTAAAAATGCTAATCCACGCAAGATCAAATCAAGGCTTAAGCCAAGAAAAGCTAGCGTTTAGCATTGGATGCACAGTTTCGTTGATTCACAAATGGGAATCACATAAGCGCATACCTTCTGGGTTTATGCTTATGTGCTGGTTGGATGCATTAGGATATGACATCGAAGTCAAAAAAAGGAAAGTCAGCAAGATGTGAGGCGTGTGAAATAGACACACATCAATTCGTCGCCATCTTAAAGCAACACCACGAACGCACCAACGAGAAGGGTTGGTTTGTTTGTCTTTACTGTTACGAGAATGATCTATGGCAAACAGCAATAAAAACAAAGGAACGTATCACGAAAAGTGGTTTGTCAAATGGCTTAATCAAATCGAAGCGCCGATCGAAGCGAAAAGAGTCCCCCTTAGTGGAAGCTTGGGAGGAGAGTATAGCGGCGACATCCACATCTACATCAACGGGCAAAAGTTGGTGGGAGAAGTAAAGTATAGGGACAAATCTAACTTCCCTAGCCCCTTCTCTGTCTTAGATAAACGAGACATTGCATTTTATAAAAGACGGACGGGAAGTCCGCAAACACTGGTCATAATGACTGGGGAAAAATTCAAACAACTAATGGAGAACAGATATGGAAACACAAAACAAAATGCTCAAGACGATACTTGACCAGGGGACACACATCACATCGATAGATGCCCTCAACTGGATTGGCACAATGCGCCTAGCTGCACGTGTCTATGACATCAAGCAAGAAGGATATCCTGTAGACAAATATGTGCGCGAAGAAAACGGAAAGCGCATTACATATTATCACAAGGCTTTCTGATGTCTAAGAGTATCAAGGAGTATTGGATAAATGGGTGACGATTGGGATTCATTTGTGCATCGCGCAGCAACAAACAAAAACGTCGCAAAAGAAATGAAAGCACGTCAACTGCGACCAAGCAAATCGCCACTACAAATAATAGCAGCGCGAATAAAAAACGGCGAACCAGTATCAGATACCTATCTCAAAGGGAATCGTCTACAAGAGTTGTTAGAATTCACTGACGTAACTCAAGAAGACATCGATAAATATATCCCTTGACTTGCTGCGTATATGCAGCTACTATCTTATTAATAACAAAGGAGAACACCATGAATCGGACAGGATTCATAGGCGGGTCTGACTGCGTAAAGATTATGCAAGGTCAATGGCTTGAGCTATGGCAGATCAAAACTGGTCGTGTAAAACCAGAGGATCTATCAGATAATTTAGCAGTGCAAATGGGTATTTATACAGAAGACTTTCATCTGCGCTGGTTTGAAAAGCAACGTAACGTCAAACTGCAAGGGCATCAAACTAAGTTTGAAGCAACAGTTGGAAATGTTCCATGCGCTGGAACTGTAGACGCTATGCTTGACCGAAACATTGTTGAAGCTAAACACACAAACTCATACAACACTATGAGCAAAGCGCTCGAATACTACATGCCGCAGATCCAATTCTATATTCACTTAGCTGATGTAGAGGGAGCTTATTTAAGTGTAATATTTGGCAACAGCGAATGGGATAGTGTGCATGTCGCAAGGAACGAAGAGTATTTTAATTCTATGTGGGCAGTGGTCTCAGACTTCTGGGGTTACGTTACAAGCGACAAAGAACCAATCGGTGTTGATACACCAATACTCGATACCAACAGTATTAAAGTTGACGACATGGTTACCAGAGATGCGTCTACTGATAATGCGTTCATCGATGCGGCGATCACTTACATACAGGGATACGAGCGTAATAGAATCTTTGAGGGAGCGAAGAAAGATCTTAAAGCCATGGTCTCAGATAATGAAAGAGAAGTTTACTGTGATTACCTCACGGTAAAACGTGACAAGCGTGGATCACTACGCATAACCAAACGATAAGGAGAACACAAATGACTAGCATTATAAGCAAGCTAATCAAAGCGCGAGCAGAGATTCAGCCACCAAAGAAAGAGGGAACCAACCCACACTTTCGCAGTAAGTACGTCACGCTCGAGGGCGTAATCGACGCAGTGACAGAGCCACTGGCCAATAACGGATTCTTCTTAGCGCAAGAAGTCACCGACTATCCAGACCATCGCCCATCAGTTTGCACCATTCTGAGACACGAAAGCGATCCGACTTGGCAGATGACATCCAATGTCCCACTTGTTCTCGGCAAGCAAGATATGCAAGGACTAGGCAGCGCGATCACTTACGCTCGACGCTATGGCATTATGTCTCTGCTCAATCTTCCCGCTGAAGATGACGATGGCAATGGCGCAAGCGGCACCCACAAAGATGCCGCGCCAGCGCCAAAGACAGAGCGTCAAAACGCATGGTAATTCTTAGGGAAAGGCGCGGGTAAATCGCCTGAACCACACTGACGGGCGGCAGTGTCCCTAAGAACCGCCCACTTAACCTAAACAAAAGGAGCCAGAAGCATGGCAGATTCAAATTTCGACAACAACAACAAAGGCGCAGCATGGACACCGTTCCCAACTCAAGAGATGATCTTGCAGGGAAAAGTCACCATCGACTTTGAAGAACACAAAGTTGTCTTAGTTAAAGACGTATTGCGTGACGGGAAAAAAGTCATCGAAGTTTACGGTAAACTTGGAGTTATGTTTGATAACGACAAGAACGGTAATGACGCAGCACCAGATTTCTCTGGTCCAATGGGTGACAAATTGCGCATTGCAGGATGGAAACGTATGAAAGATGGTGCGCCATTCATTTCTATGTCCGTGTCTGAAAAGCAAGTCAAAGGAAATGACACGCAAAAAGCTGGGAAATTTGACGATTCAATCCCATTCTAAGTTGCATAACTTGGAGTTCCATTCTAATCTGAGAATGTTCTCCGTAGGGGTCAACTGCCTGACTGTCCGCAAGTCCTCACCCCCTACCAACCTAGCCAGTCCTTCGGGACTGGTTTTTTTACAGGAGGAACCCATGGAAAATTGGGCAGAAATGAACGCGCGTCATAAGCGTGAGAAGATTCAGTTGATTCAAGCTTACGCAGCGCATTACACTGTCGATCAGACAGCAGACATCTTGCAGATGGATCGAGTACAACTGCGAACGTTTGCTTATAACAACGAAATCAAATTCAATATGGTTTACAACGATGGACAAACAGCTACCGCCAGCACTGGCAAGTGAATACTCATTCCTTAAACAGCAAGTCGACTTCTGGATGGAGGCATACATGAAGATCGACGCATCGCCTAGCGCAAAGCAAAGATACTGGCATGCAAGGGAAGACCTTACCAAGTTTGTTAGCAACCGCCGCAAAGAAGGATACCACATCTAATGGTCAACATTTGCGATACATTCACCCGCATGTACGGACGAAAGCCATCCCCAAGTGAACTGGCTGCAATGATGCGCATGAAGGCAGAACAAGATGCCTTTAAAAACAAAGACATGAAGCCAAAGGTCGGAGCAATGGGGCTGTCAGGTCCATGTCAGGAACGATCAAAGGCTGCATCAGCAAAGAGGAATCCAGATGGCGCAATCGTAGTAAGCAAACTCACAATGAAGATCAGTCGGCTACTAGAGCTTGGCTTAAAGCCAGAGCAGATTGCATACGCACTGTTCATAGAAGTGTCCAATGTGAAAGGCCACATCGTGCGGTTCAAACTGCCCCGACCAAACCTGAAACAAAAAACGTGAGGTGCAAGGCCGTGCTAATCACAACACAATCAAAAACGCCATTCCTTTCAGTAAAAAAAATGAGGTTAAGGTGGCCTTGCAGACGCAGACTAAACAAGAGAACGCAAAAGATCAATCAACAAACGGTAAGTCGTGAGGGGCGCGAGTATAGATCATCGGGCTATAGCTCAGTTTTTAGCGTGCATCCAACCAGTCGCCCGTGCAGCCCCGTGATATTTTGCTGCCGTGGTTATGTGTTGTAGCGAAGACGCCCCTCGAACAGAAGGTTTAAATAAACATGGAATTCTTTACAATACTTGTTTTCGTTTTGAACGAAAAAATTACAAATCAAATCGTAACCAAAAGCGAATGGGCTTGCTCCGAGTTAATGAACAAGCACCTTAGCTATGAGGGGGATATGTACTGCATCAATACTGGTGTGGCCAGTAGCAGCATTAAGCCTAAGCTGAGACCTCGAAGTGAGGAGCATCAATAAATGGGCGCTTTCCCTGAGAGCGACGGAGATCAACGTAGGCGTTCATTGCCTCTTCCATAGTACCTTCCCATGTGCGGATGTCATCGATGTGCCATGCAGCGCCCCAGCGCAGGGCTACGCCGCAATCAATGGCAGCCGCCTTCATTGCATCTGCGATCTCATCATAGAGATTTAATTCCCAACGAATACCGCTACCATCTTCATAAGCTGCAAGATCAACAGCCAATCCATCAATGTGTTTTGACTTCATAGTCTGGGAAGCACCTTTGGCAACAAGTTTGCGCTGTTCCTCGATGGTTCGCAGCCCACAGACAACAGAGAAGTCTTGTTTGCTTTGACCAATGGCCGCACGAACAACAGTTTGCAACCGTTCATCAACGCCCTCTAAGCGCTCAAGGCTGCGCTGCCCTAGCTTGTAACTCATTTCTTTCCTCCAAAAAATTTAGTTGCAGACCTCACGGCAAAGCTACTAGCTACAATTACACCCAACGTATATTGATACCACTCGGGCATCTGCTCCAAAGCAGCAAAGCCTTCAGCAACTGTGGTGCGCCCCCAATCCCCTGTGAAACACAGAATTAACGGAATGCTGAAAAGAAGTACCAAATATTCGTCCTTCCAACTGTTCTGTGATCCTTGCGCCATCAGGCGCTCCCAATCACTTTCGCTGGTAGCGGCGTTCTTCATGATTGTAGCTTTAGTTTCTGCCTCGACTAGCTTTAGATTAGCAGCCGCAGCTTGTGCATCAGCCTTGCCTTTGAGCCAACCACCCGCCAACTCAGTCAATGGGCCTATCAGTGCTTGTATCATTTCGTAGCCTCCATAGCGTTAAAGCCAAAATAAGCAGCCACCACACCAGAGGCAGCAACAACATACACCGTGGCTATGTCTGCAATAAGAGAAGCAGCGTCACTGTAGCCTAGCAAAGAAGCCATCAGAATAGCGAAAGGGTAGGCCAGCATACCAGACAGCGCAAACCAAGTCATGCGCCTCTGTGCGTCGCGTTTAGCATCCGCATCTTCCATCTTACGCCGACGATCCTCGAGCATTATTTCGCGCTCGTCTGGATCTATCTTTCCGTTTCCGTTTAGATCGTATTCGTTCATTGTAGAACTCCGCTATTCGCTTGTTTGATGTGATGATAATAATCTTACCATCAGCATCATACACCGTATACTTTACCACTTTTCTAAGTAAACGCCTAGATAATATACACAAACAACAACAGCGGTGATCGCCAAGACAATGCCAGTTGCTACTTGTATTTGCTCAATCTGTTCTTCGCGCCGCAAGGCCGCAGCTTTTCTGGCGGCAGCGCGTTGCTTTCTAGCTTCAGCTTGCCATTGAACCCATCGATCCCACTGGCCAGCTTGCCCGTATAATCGGATGTAACTTTCTAATTCCTTACGCTGTTCGCGTATCTGCTCTAGCGCTTGGAACTCTTCCCAATCACCTTCTTCGCCGCCAGTGATTGCGGTTAATGGGCTGTTCTTTTTCTTTTGAACAGCTTCTTTTATTTCTTCTTCTGCGCTGAGAAACTTACCGACAGCACCGATAAGCCCCGCTCCTTCACGACCTTGATTGATAGCTGTCTTAATCACCTCATAAGCAGCAGATGCAGCAGCTATGCTTTCAAGGATAGGCATCAGCCTATCCCATCTTGCTTAGGATTGTGAACAGTAGAACGATAATAGAGCCAGCAGCACCAAGCATTAGGCTTTCGATACGCTTTACGCGACCAAACAAATCCTTAAACTGGATTTTGATTTCAGTTTTGATTGCCACGACCTCTTTTTCAAGAGCGTCAATACGGTCATGTGCTGATGATACCGTTCGTTTATCCATCATTCTGCTTCCTTACGCTTGTGATGAAATTTTGTTTTATATCCATTGCGCATGACTGCGCTTAAAGCCGCCCTTGTTTTTGTGCGTCGGTCAATATCAGTCTCACTATAAGATGCCTCAAAATCAGCCCGAATAAACGGGATAACTTGGACCAGTGGCGTTCCTTGCGGGATTACATATTCACCGTCTTCACCCGTCCACAAAAAAGGAAAGTTGATATTGTTGTAGTAAGTGTCAGTATCAACAACGCCATCAATAATCTTAAAGCGTGTTTCCATGTGGTTTAGAGGAGAAGTAAACAAGCAAGAAACATTCTCAGGTGTTTCAATAACCCAAGGATTGTGAAACTTTAAAGGGATGCTGCCGTACTTTGTTTTTTCTAGGGGATGTCCTTTGATCTGAACAGCGCCATGTGGTGACAGAGATGACTCCATCATTAAGTTTGATGGAAAATCAATTTTCAATTCGCCGTTACAGGCAACGATAAACATGTCACACCATAATGGAATAATATATCCAGCCGACGCAGCTTCAAGAAATGGAACGCATCGCTTAACGGTTCCACTTTCTGGATGGACACCGTTCTGAGGCGGGATTGCCTTAAAGTAATCTGGCAGTTTTTTATTAGCCTTTACTGGGTTTGGTATTGCCCCAAGCAAATGCTTGTCGGTGCTGAATTTAATTTCCATCAGAACCCTCGGACGACATAGCGGCATCAATCGACGCAGCATATTCACCGTGCATTCGCTCTAAATTGGTAAACACGTCTGGTATTGGGTCAGTCCAGTCTTGAACCACACCCATATGCAGCCTGTGGGAGAAAGTGACATACCCTGTATCTTCAAAGTGAACATAGTTCGAACCAGATAATTGAAGCCGATCAATAATCTGATTTATTGCATTTTTTGCCCAGGTCGAAATATGAACATCCTCAACGTCGGTGTTAAACGAAACGCCATTGACATTAAATTCAATTAAACCGTCTGTGGAAATTGATAAAGTTTTCATATCATTACCTTATAGTTTCATTATGTATGCAAGTGCATAATACGGTGGGCGGTTTTCATGTGCCATTCCTGAACCAGTAGCGCCAGACGAGCCAGTAATGCTATGCGTATGGTTTCCAGATGCCCCAGAGTTTGCATTGAAGTTGTGTGAATGATCGCCACCACCAGACGTTGTAAAGTTGTGAGAGTGTGCGCCTGTGTTGCTGGTATTGCCGTAAAGATCGATTGGATCACGACGACCTACACCAATTCTCCATGTCGATTGGGCATAGTCAAGCCCAGCCGCAATGCTGTGACTATGGCTACCAGTGTTACTTGTAGAGCCATTATGAGCGTGGTTGCCAGAGTTTCCAGTGTTAGCATTAAAGTTATGGCTATGATCTCCACCATCACCAGCCGCTAATGTCCCACCGCCGTGTGTATGGCTTGGCAATTCAGCCTCAGAAAGTGCAACAGATGCCGCACCGCCTGTATCACCTACAGCATAAGAAGAACCAGCGCCAACAACAAAGCGGTCACGCAAGTCTGGAGTGCCATTCGTACCGTCACAGATTTGCCAACCAGATGGAATGCTTGCAGTTGAACCAGACCACAAAGAAATTAAACCAGTTGGGATTGAAACTATGCCTGTAAGCTGAGAGCCATCAAGCGCAGGTAATTTCCCAGTTCCATCAAGTTGAACAATTTCATTAGCAGATGTACCAACATTAATTGTTGCGGATGTACCTAGGCCAAGGTTTGTTCTGGCAGATGTTACATCATTAACGTCTGATAGGTTGTTTGTTACGAGCAGTGCGCCAGACAAAGAAGCATAAGCCGCAACCCAAGCAGACCCATTGTACACCTTCATGGTGTCATCGGTGCTATTGTAGTACAAAGCGCCACCAACCAAAGCATTTCCGTCATTATCAAGCGTAGGGTCAGATGCTTTCACACCAAGATAGCGATCATCAAAACTGTCATATGCAGATAAAGCACTGTCTCGTGCTGCCTCTGCCGCAGTTTGCGCACTCAACGCAGAAGATGCAGAAGCGGCCGCATTACTTGCTGACGCTGATGCTTCGGCGGCTTTTGTAGTTGCTGTCGCTGCATTTGTTGATGCGTTCTGAATATCCACTATATTTGTAGCGGCTGTGTTTACACTCGCAATGTTTGTCGCGACTGTGTTTACGTCCGCAATGCTTCCTGAAACATTGCCAATATCCACTGCATCGGCGGCGACCGCAGTAACATCTGCGCTTATTCCAGCAACCGTTGTTACGTTTGAAGAAATGCCAGCAACCGTGTTTACATTCGCAATGTTTGTCGAAACAATGCCAATGTCAGTTGCATCAGCGGCAACAGCAGTAACGTCAGCGCTTATCCCAGCGACAGTTGTTACATTCCCTGCAATTCCAGCGACAGTCGTTGTGTCTGCATAAATCCCAGCAACCGTTGTTACATCTCCCGATACACCAGCAACCGTTGTTACATTTGCTGATATACCAGCAACAGTGTTTACATTGCTAATGTTTGCAGAAACAATTCCAATATCAGTGCCATCAAGGGCAACAGTTGTAACATTAGCGTCAATTGCTGCAACATCAGTAACGTCTGTTGCAATACCAGCAACCGTTGTAATGTTGCTCGAAATTGAAGCTGCGGTGGTAATAGCATTAGTGGCTACAGTTCCATCTTGGATGTCTGCCAACAACTCAATATCAGCAGAAGCGTTTGCTAAGGCTTGAGTGCTAGAAATAGAAGGACCAATACCAACGTCTCCAGTAGTTGTGTCAAATGCTAAGGTTTTTCCTTTGCGAACGTCACGTTCTGGAAGCGTTAAACCAGCAGCATAATCATAATCAGTAAGACTAAGAGAACGATCAACCTTATCTTGGAGGTCAGCAGCAATAGCGGTCAATGTATCTAGCTGAGTGTTCAAAGCCGCGCGGTTAATATCGATACCAGCAGTAAAGTCTGTTGTGCGCTCAATAGTAATATCGCGAGTAATAACAACTATTGAACCCCCAGATGCGCCAGTTACGCTTATGGTAACTGTTCCAGTTGAGCCATCGCCGCCAGAAACAGTATAGTCAGTCGCGATAGATTTTAACGCACCATCAACATAAACATTAAGGTCTGAGTCATCAAAAAACTCAAACGGAATTGCAAAAGATGTCTGCGTTACTCCACTCGCAACAGAGTAAGATATCCGTGGGTTATTATTGGAAATATCAATGGTCATGTATCACCTCGTTTGCCCTGTTGTCTCACAGCAAAGCAAAGAAGATCAACGCACAAAAACACTAGCACAAATTATTGGCGGCCAAGACTTGTTGCATAATCAATCATAGCTCTTGAATCTTGCTTTAACCAAAACAACTCAGTTAATGGAAGCATCAAGTAAAAGTCTTTAATCGCCTCGCCATAGTCGCCATTTGCCATTTTCCCAGACGCATCAATAAAATCTTTAATATTAGATGCACCTGCGCCAAGAATAGTTGTTGCCGCTTCACCATAACCCTCATTGCCATAGTAAGATAAACGCATCATATCATTGTCAGGATCATTAATTCCTAATTGAGTAGTGGCTCTAATCGAGTTAATAGCAACGTCTGCATAAATTGAGCCAATGCCGCTTCTTTCTACCGCAGCCGCAAACTTTTGGTCATAATCCATATCTTCCCAAGCCCAGTCAGGAGTACGAATTTTTGCCATCATATATCCATATGCAAGCATAGAAGCAAAACCAGCATAACGCGCTTTGGTTTGACCTTGCGCTGTTGTTTGCAGGATATTTGTTACGGCGGACATGCTCCAGTTATAGAACATAAATGGCAAAGTCATGACGCTATTTTCCCAGACGACGTAGCCCGGAAAGTCTTCTGCTTCTTGGATGTTTGGCATAAGCTTACGGGCTTTGTCTATTGGCAAATAAATCTTGCCATCAGCATAAGTAAATCGAGTATTAGGCGAAGAGCTAATAATTGTATTGTTTACGTTATTAGCAACAGCAGACTTAAACGAAGCTATAGTTTCAGCAGACATTCCAGCACTGGCCCAATTGTCAATGTTTGCTAATTTTAAACCATTATTAGTTTTTTCTATTGGCGCTGTAGCAGCAATTTCTTTTAGCTGTTTTATAGACAACCCATAACGAGACACATACTCTAAATCAAACTTAGACGCAGAGCCGTCAGCTACACGGCCAGCAATGTCTAAAAACTTGTGAACAGACAACGCACCACTGAACGATTTTAAGCCAACAGTCATCGGGCCAAGACCATTAAGAATAAAACCAAGATCTTTAATGCTATTCCAAGATCTAGACCCAACTTGCGTTCCAGTTTCTTCAAGAATTTGCTGCTGCACAGAACCAAGGGCTAATTCTAATCCTTCACCATATATTAATCTAAATTCTGTAATTTGTTTTTTCCAAGCGGCGCTATCCATTGCGCCAAAAGCACCCCTAAGAACATCTTTAAAGCCATTTTCCATAATTATTTTAGGAATATCGCCAAATGCTGTAGGGCCAGCACTCCCAAGATAGTTCAAAGATGTAAATTCTTTTAAACGTTGCACTAACTTATTTGTTAAGCTTGCTGGATTTGAAACTACTGTGCCAGTTACACGCTGATAAAGAATAGTTAGCTCTTTACGAAGTTTATTTGCATCTTTTAATGACATTCCATTGTCAACAAGATCGCCAACAAGTTCATCGCCAAGATCTTTAAATGATCGATTTCCAAATTGTTTAGCAAAATCAATTTTAGAGCCAATGCGAATACTATAAGTACGCATTACATCTCGAACATCAGTGTTGATAAAATCCATAACCATTGAGTTTGGAATAGCAATTTGGCGACTAGGGTAATTAGTGCTGCGAGATGTCGTTGAAGTTGCTGGCTCATTGTCGCTAAGAATAGATTTAATAATTGAATCTACATAGTTGCTTTGAGCTTGCAAATCGCCAGTTAAATCTTTTGGTTCATACAAACCAGATTTATTATTGTATTCTACGCCATATGGATTGGCTCGAACCCAATCAGTTAATTTTCTGCGTAATTCTTTTGGACCTTTTTCATCAGCGGCTACTCGATCAGAGTTCCAAATGCGCGTGTAATATGGTTCATTTGGGCCAGAAGGACGAATGGGAGCAGACTTGATGTATTGCATACTATTTTCAAGTTCTCTTAAATCATCTTCAAGAGTTCTTAATTTATTTTCCCAGTAATCAATTCGATCAGTTTGATTTTTTGTACGAGATTCATCAAGCTTTGCTCGAGCCTCAAAGATTTGGCCTTCTTTAACTAAGATACGCCCTTCAATAAAATTGCCTGAACCAATAACACCATGGGCTTCTGCTTCTGCTCGAGCTTTATTAAAGTGATTATTAATAATATCAGACGCTTCAATTTCTTTTGCTGTCATGTTTGGGTCTCGCGCAATTCGTTTGGCATTAACTGAATTAAGCCACTCGTCTAGCGTTTTGCCGCCGCTAAATCTTCGAGCAATGTTTGAGCCTACAGTAGCATCTGTTTCTTCTTTCCAGATCTTCACCAAACGATTCTCCATTGAAGCAAGTTCAGCTTTACGAGCAGAACCTTGTACATGAACGCTTGGTGGAAGAGTTAATCCTAGTTTTTGACCAGCATAAAGCATTGAGCTATCACCAGCGAGAAGAAGTGATGTTTTCTTTAGGCGATTTAAGGCTTCTTTTAATTGCGGTGATGCATTTGCTGGGACTTTATATCGACCAATTGTTTTTGCTGGAGTTGGCATAATATCAACCCAATCAAAAAAGCTAGATGCAACGCTGTATGGGTCATCAGCCATGGTCAATCCCTCATCTAGTCGACGAAGGTTTAGTTCATTAACAATGTTTTGGCGCTCACCAGCCGCTCTAGCGATATCAGCTTCAATGGCAGTAATTGCAGAAGGACTTAAATTAAGCTGTCCATTCTGAATACGGTCAATTGTTGCTTGCTTGCCATTAATTCTATTTGTCAAAACTATAGATTCAGACCGAAGTATTTTTTCATCTATCTGCCCTAATGGACGCTGCGCTTGAACCATGTCTTTCAGAATGGCTTCGTTCTCAACAAAGTGTTCCATTTCAAGAATAGTTTGTTGATGCTCTCCTAATCGTCGATGCGCATTATCAAGGTGGTTTTGAACACCTTTTTTAGCTCCATAACCAGCAGAGCCAATAAACCCACCTAAAATCATTCCTGTAGCAGTATTAAATACGCCCTCAGAAGCGCTGTAATTAGGCATAGTCTGTGATCTGGCAACTTCTATACCGCCGACTACTGTGCCAACTTCTACTGCGCCCCTAGAAGCACTGCCAAGCAATGTAGTTGCCTTTGCCCCACGGAAAAACGGAACAGCACCCAACGGATCTAAAACTCCAGTGCCAAGAACCTGTAAGTTAGACGAGTTAGCATACGTTTTTGCATCAGCTAGCTCTTTTAAATACAGATCTTTCTTTGTTTCAAATTCTTTTATTGTTGGAACCATATAAAGTTCAGTAGCAATCGGCGCAAAGATAGGATCTAAGCTACGGTCAAATTGCTGACGGTTAGCTCCATCATTATATTTAAACATAGCTACAAGAGGGTCTTTCCAGTAAGAAATTGTTCGATACATTGCCTCTGTTGTTGAAGCTGGTCGTTGAACATTTCCACCTGTAATGGGCGCAAAGTTATATTCAGCCATTTATTTTCCCCTTACAGATTCTAAGACCTCTTGAAGACGCTCTAGCAATGCATCACGTCCTTTTGTTTTTGGCGCTCGTTTAGTTGCATTAATTACTTTGGTTATTTCTGTTTGCATTTTTAGAGGGTCATCAATAGATCCAAAGTTTTTAATAATCTCAGCCGCATTAGACTTAGGACCAACAATATTAGATACCGACTTAATTAACGCAGAGTCAGGTTTAATAATTGGACCTGTAGGTGTCGTTGCATAGCTAGGTCCAGTCGGGGCTGGCTGATTTATGACATCTAATTGTTGAGGAGTTAGTTGTTGTTTGATTGCCGATTCAGTGATTTTTCCTGTTGTCGGAATACTATATTGGCTTTGATCACCAGTCGGCGCTTTAGGCGCAACCATAGATACTTCTGGGCCAGTTGTTGTCGCAATTTGGCTTGGTGTATCTGGCAAAGTCCCCATCGCTTTTGCAATTTGAGCTGTTTTTAAATTAAACTGAGAACCAGCAATTGGAAAAACAGATCCAAATTCATCAATCGTATAAAGCTGAAACTGTGGAAACGCAATTGAGCTATTAAGCGTTGGCCCATAGAGCACTCGCTTTTGCACTCGGGCTTGAGCAATAGCTTCACTTGCATTGCCAACAACATCTTTTACAATTTGGAATGGCATCATTGATGTCTCGACGCGATAGTCTTCAATGCTTACAGAGCTACCAATATCAAATCGTAAGTTTTCACCAGCATCAATTCGTTCTTGGACTATTGCTGCAACGCCTTTTTCAAAGTCACCAATATCTTTTACAAACATAGAAGCGTCAAATGGAACGTATGAGCCTCCAGTAACTTGACTGTATGCATTAGCATTTTCTGCAAAACGAGAGTCTAAAGCATTTTGTAAAACGTCTTGAGTGTTTTCTCCGTAAACAGTCGACAAAGCTTTAACAATTGGAATCATATCATCCATTAAGATGCTAGGAATATCCATATTTAAAATCATTTGTTGTGGAGTAAACGTTGTACCAGTTTGTTTTTGAAAACGTTCATCGGTCATAGGGACACGCATTTCTTCAACAATAGTTTGAAGATAAGCGCCTTCTCTTCCAGCGGGAATTAACGGTAAAGCAAGATTTAACGCTTCAAGTTTTGCCGCATTATCTTTGCCAAGTTGAGCATAAATCCCTGGTCGAACAACCACACTGCCATTTGATGTTTCTTGATACACAAAGTTTCTAACATTACGCATAAACTCTGGCATACTTTCTGGCGGCATTGTGCCGTTAAGAAAAGAAAGAGCCGCAGTTTTAAATGCAAATGGCATTACATTTGGCTGACTGTTTATTAAGTTTAGAAGCTTTGCATCTTCTTGAGTTAATTGATCTACAGGTTTGGTAAATAAACTTGGGCTAATGTCTTCATAACCCACAGTTTGAGCCATTACTTTACCAGCATCTATTTGGACTTTTTCATCAGATGGATTTGAGACTGCACGACCATTAAGAACATTTTGTTGGAATCCAGCAAGCGCCATAGCTTCTCGAACTTGCTTGTTAGCCTTGCCAGTTGCTTCAGCTAAAGAGCTAATTGTTTCAGCTACATTTATATTGTCGGCTACAAACTGATACCCATATTCTTTATTTTTTAATTTTTCATTAATAATCGATTCAATATATTCAGCATTTTCTTTTAAAATACCTTCGGGCCGACTTTCAGGATTAGCGCCTTCCCTAGCATATTGCGCCATTAAATTCATCTGAGCAACAGATCCTTCGCGCTCCCCAAAAGTAGAAAGTTGCGCATTAATCTTATGCTGAATAAATTTATTAAATACTTTTTGACCAGCTTCTTGCGCTTTATCTCTGCCTTGGTTGTTTTCTTCAAATGTTTTAACAAGAGAATTAATTAAAACATCAACAGAAGATGAACTATCAGTCATATTTAAAGTGCTTTGCAGAGAGGTGTTTGAGACTCTTTCTGCTGCTTTTTCTTCTTCCCGACGGTACTCAGATTGGAGCGAATCAAGGTCTGTAAGATATTCATCACGAATTAATTCTAATCCGCTATGCTCTTTTATAAAACGATCAAGAGCATCTTTTTTTCCAGACATAGTTATATCTGGATCATTTATCATATTTTTTGCAACCAAAGCATTATTTTTTAATGCTGTTGATTGAATTGCTTTCGTGCCATCAGTAATGACTTTTTCGCCACTTGCATGTGCAGTAGCAATTTCAGCTAATCCACCTTTATTTTTATCAGTTAATAAAGGAAGCAACTGATTAAATACTGCTGGATTTAATAATCCAGCAATAGTACCCATATCTTTTTCTTTAAGAGCAGCAGCTAAAATATTAGCTTGATCTTCATTTAAGTTATTTACACCTCGACGGATCAAACCTTTAGCATAATCAGCTTTAGCATCTTCAATCTGGTTTGAAATTGTATTGTACTTGTCGCCAATATCCCTTGGGTCATAGTTTGCGAGAGTGTTATTTAACCGATCAATAACTCGCTTACCTTGCAGTAAACCAATATGCTCACCAACTCCTGCATAGTAACCGCTATTTAAGTCATTTGTTAAAGATGCATTTGCTAATTGAGCATTGTCTACCTGAGCTTTAACACGCGCTTCTTCTTTGGTTCGATCTTCTTCTAAAAACATTTGCTGAAGATTAGCCAAAGTTTGTTTAAACGCAGCATCTTCTGACTGGACAATATTTCCAGCAACTTTTGCATTGTTAAATGTTGTGGTGTTATCTTTTGCTATTTGAAAATAATCAATAACACCTTCTGCACCAGCAACATTACGGATGGCATTAACTTCATCAATTACACTTGGAGGTAAGCCGCGAAGAACAGCATCATTGCCACCTTGCGTAAAATACAATTGAATCTTTTCGGCATGAATCGAAACTTTTGGGTCATTCATTATTTTTAGAATACGCCCATTTGCAAACTGAGTAGCAGCTTTTTTCTTTAACTTGTTAAACTCGCCTTTTTCTGCAACCTCAATGCCTTGATAGTCGTCATAAGCAGCGCCAGTTTTTGTTTGTTCTGCAAAAAATTTAGATAACTCAATACCAGCAGCCCCAGCTTCATAAGCAGACTCAAGAAAATTCTTTTCATGTTCTGCTTTAGCAGCCCGAGCTTGCTCTTGCATACGAGCAATTTGCGCGACCTTCAATCGAGAAAGGCCATCTTCCATTGCATGTGCGCCGTTATCAACAATAATCCCTTTATAATAACCAGTCGCGTTCTTTCCAGTTTCAGAAAGATATTCTTTAAAAGCTGTTTCAAAAAGCTTTGGCGCATTTGGGGATTCCGAAACACGCTGCATTAATTCAGCTTTTTTTGCCTGAATGTCGTCACTTACTGCGGTTTCAAATCGACGAAGAACAATGTTTTCAAAAGAACTTTTTGCAAAACGACCCATGCCCTCTGTCAAATTCATTGCATCTGACAAGCCCGTTTCTTTATCAATCGATGTAATTTGGTTTAAACCAATATTAGAAGCAGCTCTTTCACCAGCAATTTTTGCTTCACTTACTGCAATCTGATAGTTACGCTGACGCAGCTGACCAGCATAATCCATAATTACATCTGCAACTTGAGTGCTAGATTGCTTTAATCGATTCACTCCAATTGCTTGGATTCCATACTGGCGTTTTTGACGATCTACCATAACTTACCTCTATGTTGGCCGATAACGTGGCCGTGGCGATTTCAGCAAAGTAGATGATGAACCAGATTGCTTTGCTGATGCAATTGATTCTGCGCTACCTTTTTTTGAATCTAATATGTCTTGAGTGGTTTGAAGGCCAATCATAGCAGCCTTTAAATAACCAGCCTTTAATGCTTGTTCCCCCATACGCTTTTCAGCAGCCGCTTCACTTTTTAATTTTAAATCATTTAAGCGAGACATGACTTCAATGTCTGAAATATCATCTCCAGTGACTTCTAATTCGGCTTCTTTAAGAGCTCTAGTTGAAGCACTACCGCTTGATATATTGGCAACCCCTTGGAAAAAAGTATCAGCAATAGCTATTGCTTCTTTAAAATCATTAAATCGAAGTGTGCTTTGGCTTAACGCTTGCGCCCTAGAGGTTACAGCTTCCGTTTTAATGTTAAAAGAATTTAAGTCTCTCGTTTCTTTTTCATCTTTAGCAGCGCCAATAGCAGCCCCCATTTGGGCTAAACCTAATATAGCTTGTATTATCATACTACTAACTCCGCAATTATACCATTTACTTGCAAAGACAAAGGATCGTCTTGCTCAATGGTTATCTGTGGATCACGGCCATATCCCATAACCCTAAATTCTTTTTTACCAGTAAATCCCGTATCTGTAACCAATGGTCTATTATTTACTTTTGCTGATCGAGTATCTTTTAAGTCTACAATAACATTTGCTAAACCACGAATTTTACCAGTTGCAGGACCATTTGTAATTGTTGCGTCTATCGGGTTTGTTACTAATTTTGCTGTAAACTTTTTTCCAACCCAAGCATAAGTAAAACCATACCCATCAAAATCAGAAAGATCGACTTGATTGCTTGCATTTACGGTAAAAGTTAATAATGACGCAGTATCAGTGCCATCCGTTACAATGACTTCTACTTCGTCGCCATCAGAGTATAAGTCGCTAACATCAACCATATTTGAGACAACAGGCTTATATATATAGAAATCAAGTCCAGTGTCGCCATCAAACTCACAGAGTTGAAGGTTCCCATACTCGTCATAAACATTCGCAAAGATGCGGTCTTTAACCGCAACAACAGAACAAAAATTACCAGACGTTTTTACACTTGTCCAAGCCGCTCTACGCTCTACCCTATTTGATGTAAACAGTGCAGCGTCACCACTTCCAAAAGTTAAGACAGCATATGAATCTGGCAATCCAAAAGCGCTGTGTGCAACAGCCATACACTTTGGGGCGTTAATTAAATGCGATGCAAGCAAAGAAACGGAGTTAGCCGTATAAGCTTGCTCAGAATCAGTGAACAAATATTCACGAATAGTTTTGCCATTTATCGAAGTAAAAATTGTTGCACCATCTAAAGAAACAGGCTGAACAAATTCACATCCATATGGCGTTTGCTTTCTGATTTGTATATTTGTTGGAGTGATCGCTTGGTTTTGAAATGTCGGAACATAAAGCTCTCCAGACGCAGTGAAAATTTGCAAATCACGGTTAGAAACTAAATACCTAATTTCATTCACATCGCCAGTCGCGGCCGTAACCCCAATAGACTCGTTATCTTTGGCCTCCCCGACATCAAAGTTAAAATAACTACCAATTTGACTCATCCAGATAGAATCAGGCTCATCAAGCGTTCCAGCAAAAACTAAACGGTTTTGATGGAAAACAACAGCAGCGGGGTATCCTCGAACAGCAGACCAAGACTGTTCGTCCCAATCTACTGTTGGCGCATGGGTCGTAACATAAACAATGCCACCACCATCTTCAGAACTAGAAGCCGACCCTCCAGCTGTATATGTGTATGTGTTTTCGTCAACGATGCTAGTAACTGTAAATGTCCCATTAATATTACCCGTATTAATACCACCTACAGAAGAAGCCCCAGAAATTACAATTGTTTCTCCACCTGCATATCCATGCCCCAATTGAGTTACTTCAACTGTTGCGCTACCCTCTCTCGTGCGAAGAGGGTTTATATTAACAAGCCTAAGCTTTAATTCATCAACAATAGTACCAGAGACAACAGTGCTAGATGTATAACCTGTAATTAATATTTCGGCCTTGCCATACCTAATCATTGACCCGACATGATCAGGAGTCCAATAGCTAGAGCTAGTTGTTAAAGTCACGGAACCAGTCGTCCCAGATGGATCTAATGTTACGCCTTGAGCCTGAAATCTAGTATATGGCTGATAAATTCTTGTTCCGTCTAAACGTTCGTCAAAGCTAAATACACTAACCTCAAAACTTGTTAGGCTTGTTCGTGTTAGCATTCTAGGCGCAAAAAGCGGGTGACAAATAAACATAACATCGCCATATTGCGCTGATGTATATTGCTGAATGTAATCTTCATCAAATGGAAGTGGGTTGCCATCTGTGTCTACGGTCAGTGTGCTGACTAAAGTTACAGCCCCACTTGGTTCAAGTTGAAAACAACGAATCTTTCCCTCTTCAATAGAGATAATGTATTCTTCATTGTTATCAAAAACAAACTTGAATAAATGAGATTGAGCTTGACCAATAGATGAAAGACCATAGCTATAAAGATGCTTTAGCCCTGGTCTTTTTTGAACAGAACCCTCGGCCATAACCACCATGTTTTGAATCGTTTGAGCCGACTGAGCATAAATAACTGCATCAGTGCGCATCAACATCGATTGACTTATTTCGCCATACTGAAAGCTGTTAATTGGTACTCTAACTTTCTGCATTAGCTGCGCCTTTCAGCAATAAACCTCGATGTATTCAATTTACGGGTTGTTTGTTGTTGTGAGTGCAAGCGACGAGCTTGACGCATCTGCAAGTCAGCTTTTTGCTCCATTAAGCTTGCAAGCTGAGAGTCTCTAGCCACAGATACAGAAAGCACAGCAGCCATCATGTATTCAACCGCAGTTACAAAATAAGGAGGCCATGTAGACTCATCTGCACGAAAAACATAATCAGCAATCAATTCGCTTGTTTCTGATTCATTGCAGTAAACCTTAGAGCCATAAACATCATACTTAATCGGCACCTCATTTATGGTAACTGCCGACAGCATGATTAATTCAGATGGTAATTGATAAGCCGCAGTCCAGCGACCAGTCGGTTCCTCAGCCAAACGATTCAAAACAGATTGATCTGTAGCAAAACGCCAACGAGAATTTGTTAAAGCAGAACGCGCCATGTCTTCATACATAGCGTCACAAACAGAAGCCTCTGCCGTTCCATCACTAAATGATTGAATCGCGTCACCACCAATCAAGAGCGATGCGCGAGAACATATTTTAATCGGGGTGTTAGCTACTGTTGGCATGGCAAGTCGGGGGCCGAAGCCCCCGCCCTATTCTTAGTTGTTGTCTAAGACTTCGTAGACACCGTTGTTATTAATAACAACCGCGCCCATCGACATCATAGAGTTGGCAAGATGCGCAGCCTTCATTGGGACGTAGTTTACTTCCGTTTGAACGTCTGCGTTGATACCCAAGCCTACTGCCGATGTGTGGTACAAGAAGTTTTTACCACCAGCTACAGCAGATGTTGAGAATACTTTAATGCCCATGAATTCTTTCATGGTCATGCCGCCAGCGAATGGCAGGTTTTGTGGGCCAACATAGTCGGATGATGCAAACTCAACAATGTTGAACAAGTCAGCATAACCAGCAGGGGACATTGCAAGATAGCGTTGGCCATCTTCTGGAATGTCTGCTGTGCCTAGTGTTTCAAACATGGTCAAGAAGTCTGCTTTAACCAATGCACCACTTACGTCTGCGATCTGGGTTGCGTTTGCACCAGCGTCCATTGCAGTTGTAATGATGTCATCAGTCTTGCGGCCCAATGCAGCAGCAGCAGATTGTGCGACAGCTTGGCGCTCGTTGATGTTGAGTTTCAACTCGTCCAGTTTGTCGATCAACTCTGGCGCATAGTAGTCAGCCATTGTTGCTTCTGCATAGGTGTGGACTAGATCCATTGTTGTTACGTCGCCGTTACGCGATTTTGTATTCGCTGTACCCGCGCCGATTTTTTGGAAACGAACTGTTGAACCAGATACGTTGTTGGTACGAACAGTGTTGCGCAGTTTAGAACCCATGCGTTGGTACGCTAGGTGTACTTCTGCTTCAAACTGCTTAATAAAAGCTTGGTCGATTGAACTAGCCATGATTGGCTCCTTTGATTGAGATTACGAACGATACGGGTATCCGTTACTTTCACCTCAAACTTGGGTATCCTTTCGGGCCAATCAGTGCATCACGGGCCGTGATGTTTCATGTGAAACATATTTTTCACTAGGATTGCAACGCACAAATTCAACATACTTGTTTGGACCACTGGTCATAACGCCTATTGCTTCAAACCCTAACCACGATGCCCAGTCTAAAACAAACTCATAATCAGCCAAGACTGTCATGCTCATATGACTATGCCACTGGTCAAAATGATTTACAAACATCTGTGATCCTCTGGCCATAGCATGAAAGTTATCTTTGATCTTATCTGAAAACATAGCAAACATTTGTGGAAAGTCTTGATCATCATCAAACCAAAGACCACCAACCATAATAAATGACTCACCTTCTTTGCGGCAAAGATAACACTCTGCGCATTGATGCATTTCAATCAAAGCTTCCCTTACGTCAACATGGCCTAAGAGTTTTAACTCGCGTCTGTTTTCTTTGCTAAGATGTTTTTCTACTTCGTCAATATGATCCAAAGTAAAAGGGGTGAGATAATACCCACCCCGTTGTAAAATTTTTGGTTCAGCCTGGATATCTCCGTTGGAATGCTTTTGTGACTTCTGCAACATAATACGGGTCTCTTTGGATGTATCTTGGGTCACGCATCATCTCCTGTAACTCGCCATCTGATGGCGGCTTAACTGAGTCTACACTGCCACTAAAGTTTCCATCTTTCAATGCTTCTTGTATTGCTTCTAAAGCAAGAATACCCTCGTGGCTTTCGCACATTCGCTCAATTGCTGGTAAAGCACTTTCTGGGAAAAACTTATGAGCAAAGTTTGATGCAGCCTCAATCCTTGCGTTTGCGTTTTCCCCAAGCTTTGCAGCCTCCGCTTCTAAATCAGGTTGATTTTGGCCAATAGATTGAGCGTACATTTCAATGCCCTGCTCAAATTCTTCTTGGCTATAACCATTTTCAAATGCATGATTAGCCCACCATTGCAGCAATTCATTATCAGTAGCTTGATCCGTGTCAATAGAATCTGGCAATTGATAATCACCAGCTGATTCTGGTCGATCACTAAAAGCTTGGCTTTGAATTTCCTCAAGGATTGCGTTGCGCATATCCTCTTCTTTTGTCCCAAGCTTAGACTCAAGAGCCTTGTAAGCGTTTGCTAAGTCTTCTGGTGTCTTGTATTTTTCAGGTAACCATTCTGGTCGCGCTGGCGCTTGCGTTTGCTCTACATCAGCTTCCGTGACAAAATCACGGCCATCTGCTTCCGCGATTGCTACTGCTTCTTGTGTCTCGCTCATTTCTTACTCCTATGTCCATGGGCTATACGCTGCTCAATAAGCCCAACAATATATCGTTGACCTTCTAGGTGACGCAACTCTTCCGTTGTCACATTAGGGCCGTTTACCATTTCTATGGTAATCGACCTCAAGTAGCGTAAGACTTCTTTGCCAGTTGGCGTTTCAAAAAGATGCACAAAATTTTGGCTTATTTGCACATCTAATTCAGGTTTGCGCTGATACCCATCGATACCAATATTAAGCTTGTTGTTGACCAAGCATTCCACCTTGTTGTTGCTGCGCAATTTGCTGCGCCATTGCAGCTATTTGTTTACGCTGATTTTCATCACGAATCAAGCTTTCTGGAACACCAAACTTTTTAGCCAAGTGAACAGCCGTTTGCTCGCCATCGATTAAAAGCTGCAACATCTCAGGGCCAAAGACACCACCAACAAGCTCTAAGAATCGAGCAACGCTAGAAATATCTTGGTTCGCTTGAGCTTGAGCTAGTGGGGAAACCGAACGAATTTTTACTTCTCGACCATTAACTGTTGGAACTTCTATACGCCCTTGCTTTTTAAGGATGTATATAACTCGCTGAAGAACAGGCTGAACAAGCTCTGCTTGAAGTCGACCAAACGCAGAACCCATTCGACGAGACAAATCCGCCATGCGTTCCGCCACTTCTGTTGCGGTGGCAGGGGTTTTATCAGGGTTTCCAAGCATGTCGTTGTAAAGCGCTCGTTTAATATTAAGTCGCATGTCGCTAAGAACAAGTTGCGCAACATCAAAACGACCAGCCGCTTGTATAGGTTGAAGGCCCGAACTACCCATAGCTTTCGGAATGATTGAGCCAGGGACAAGCTGTATCGTGTCAGGGTTGATAACACCGTCATCCTCCATTTGATAAATACCTGAGATAGACATTTGAGCATTCTCAAGAATCAATTCGATGGTTAGGTTGGTTGTTTTGATAGCAGATAAGGCATTCATTAAAGGCCCACGGCCATAAACCTCGCCAGCGCATTTAGACCAGCGAAAGCAAACAAACGGGTTTGATCCTAATCCACGCAATTCTTTATAATAAAGAATAGTTTCTGTCGTCATGCAAATTGCGTAGTGATAGTATGCCTCTTCATTTTTCTTAGAGTAGTCGCGGCAGACTAATTCAAGTACCGTCGTTTCTCTGTCGCGGCCCATCAGGTTCATGACTTCTGGTGGTAGTTTTGCGTTAGGATACATAAATGGAAGATGGTCAAACTTGACTTTTTTGCGCTCACGGAAGACGTGATCGATCCTGTCATCTGGACCAGTGTCAAGAACAACATGAGGAAGTGGAATGGCTGAAAATATTACTGGGTTAATTGCATCGCCTTCTTCAACGCATAAAACACCAGTTCCAACAGCTAAATCCATAAAAGATTCATGAATCTCTTGGCTAAAGTTTGAGTTCTGAATAACCTCAAAAACGTAATCAGTAACAATATCTAACTGATTATCAACTTCTTCTCGGTCTTCTTTATCAACTTCGCTTCCTGACATAAGGTCAGCCCATCGAGCAAAGTTTGGAACAAGGCCAGACTGTAAACGAGATGCAAATTCCTGAACCCCAACAACGGCAGTTTCGTCAAAAATCTTTTCATCTCGACGCTGACCAGCCTCTTCATAATAAAAAGACTCACGCTGTGGCAGAGCATACTCATAGCATTCCTCAAATAACGGAACCCAGTTTTCTCGACGCGCTTTAGCTTTAGAGTATTTCTCTATATATTTTTTTGCAGTCATGAACCATAACGACCTAAGAAGCCGCCCCCGCTTGAACGGAATAGTGAACGACCACCTTTGCCGCCAGACAGAATCGAAGCAGTTGTTGATGTGTCACGCTTTTTTAAATTGGCCTCAATGTCATCACGTTTTTGTTCAGCACGTTTTTCAACCTGATCACGCTTGGCCTCATCTGCTTCAAGGCGCTGTTCTACAGAGGCTTGCTTTTCTTCTTTACTAGGTCCACCACCACCAAAACACATGGGTTATCTCCTTTGTTTTCTATTCCTACTCATAGAGCAGCGATTAATTCAACGCACAAAACGCTATCGCACCCAAACACTTTGCCGCCTTGCTTGCTTTGGCTTTCTAGCAAACACATCAAAGTTTCTTTTAGCCACCGTAACCTGCGCTGGCTTTTGGCTATTCATCAAAGCACGACCCTCACCAGCGCCTAAAAATAAATACTGAGCCGCATCGTGAACGTGGCTGAACATATTCTTGTCTGGTTTATCTGCGTATCTTTCGCCACTTACTTCCATACGACGATATTGATACCCGCCCTCAAAGCCCTTGATTAACTGTGGGCAACGGCGGTCAATTAAAAGTGCTGGCTTACCCTCCACCATCTTCATAAGCTGGGAAGAGACTGCTTCGAGACGGAGGTCAACAGAGTTGGAAGGCGCGGGGAACGCCCTCAAGCCAGCACCGCGCAGAATATGAAAGGGAGTAGATTCATCAGTCTGCGCTCTAAAGTCACCAGCAGGGTCACCATAAATGATTACCTCCCCTGCGGCATTAAATCTTGTAGCCAGTTCGTTCCTCAACACTTCGGCAAATCTTACAATGCCCATGTCAACAGCAACGATTTCAGATTGGATTAGCCATCTGCCCCTGACCTTTTGTCCAAGAACAGCAGCAGGAGTAAGGCCAAAGTCAACACCAACATACACAGGGACACCAGCCGCTACTGGAATCTCCTCTTTGGCAATATGAACATCAGGTGCGAACATTGGATACACTGGCTTACCATCTTGGATGTGACCTAGCCTGTTCATGACGTAAACGTCAATCCAGCTTTTGGTCTTACCGCGAATAAGATTCGGATAGTAAGACTTCATCATGTTTTTTTGATTCTCAGCCTCAACGTTAGGGACGTAATCCTCTAACTCACCTTCCTCATTCTTAACCTCAGTCATACCTGCTGGTTGTGTAAAGAAGCGCCAGTTGTCAGGAGTCACCAACATCTTCGCTTGCTCTCTGGGGATATGATCTGGAATCGGAACATCACCCGCCATAATCGGCCACCAATGATCTTCCTCTGGGGCGTTCGTATCTGCAATCACGCCAGTCCAGCTTGGACCGCCATCCCTCATGCTAGGAAAACGGCCAACACGCATCGTACACGCATCGATAATACTCTTTGGAATCTCTCTAGCTTCGTTAATCCAGATGCCAGTCAATTCTAAAGACAGCAATTTCTTGACATCTTCAGGTCGATCTAAAGCTAAGAAGATAACTTCGAGATCGATGTCTCCTTTTTTGATGTGGTGGGTATATGGGACTGACCAGATAAACTTTCCCCAGTCTGCTTCTGGGAACCAGTCAAGCCATGTCTTAATAGTTGTAGTTCGTAACTGTGGGTTTGTGTTCCGTATAATAGCCCATCGAGACTTTCGGATTCCGTCTGGTCCTTTCTTTTGCTGAAGCGCCCGACGAAAAACTTCCACACAACATCCAACACTCTTCCCACTCCCTACTGGCCCCCGAATCCCACGGAAGAAAGTATCGTCCTTCATAAAGGCTTTCAACACTTCCCCGTCAGGCTTATACTTAAACGTTGTCATTTAAGATTTCTGCTCTTTGCAATCCGTCTGCTAATGCGCTTGGACATCTCCAAACCATCTTTAGTCACAATAAAATCTTTCTTTTGAAGCGCAGTCTCATACGCTTCATCCTCAGACATCTTCTTTAACTTGCCATTCACCATGCGTATTGTAGGAAAGACAACATCACGATTCTTTCCCAATGGACGATGAGAAGTGCGAACAGTCTCAGTATCTTTTGTTGTTGGGGTCTTAGGATTAAGGGCGCGAGATAACCAGCGCGGAACCTTTTTCTCAATCGTCCTTGGAAGTGGCGCTTGTCCTTTAGGCATTACCTCAACTCCTTATCAAACCCGAACCGAATACTTAAACGTTACCATTTAAGTATTCTGCTCTTTATTATTTTTTTTGTCCTCTAATAGAGAAAATAGTTTCCATTTTAGCTCTACTCTTTACTTCTTTGCGACGTTCTTTAGTCGTCGCAGAAGCGCCCTCTTTTCGGCCAATATCCTTCATTCTTCGACGAGTAATATCATTTGTTCCTTCTTCTTGAAGAACACGTTGAGCATTTTGATAAGGATTTCCCCTTATAATTTCTATCTGATTTTCAGTAGACTTGCCCTTCATCCCCTCTTGTATATTAAGGAGAGTCTTGAGAGCTTTACGCTGCTTTGCGTTATATGGGCGGGAGGTTTCACCTTTTGGCATTATCTTAATCCTTTGTCTACGCCGAAACGAATCATTCGTTCAGCAATTTCTGGTCCAATATTTTCAATAAGTTTGTCACACTCATGGTTAGACACGCCAACATGATTTGGTCCAAACTTCTTCATCACCTCAGCCAAATGAACCTTCCGCACTATGCCGCGAAGAAGGTCCAAGTCCTGAGAAGATAACGTCGACAAAAAGCTCATTTCTTTTTTGCCACTGCTTTCTTAGGCGCTGGCTTAGGCGCTGGTTTAGGAGCATCGGGAACCTCGATCAAACGACGAGATTCTGGGGTGCGCGTCTTACCAGAGTAAACAGTACCACCCAAAGTATGAGTTTCCCCTACATAATCTTCACCAGTGTTTGCATAT